GTGACTATGCAGGTTGGAGAGCAAACGGCACCAACATCATTCTTAAAGGTAACGATGTAGGTCGTAGTGGTATTTTCTTCCAATCAGAGAAGAATGGCGTTAACATTAATCACCCAACAGACTATGGTTACATTCAGTTTCATCCAATGGGCATCGATGGCTCAACTGGCGAATCTAATAAAATGGTTATTGGTGTTGCTAATGACGCTGATGACTTCTTAGTTCTACAGTCACCATATAAAAATGGTGTTAAGATTTCGTTTAAAGATGCAACATCAGGAACAGGCGGTACAGAATATACTGTATGGCATGCTGGTAACCATGGTACTGGTTCAGGACTTGATGCTGACTTACTTGATGGTTTAAACAGTACATCATTTGCTAACTCAGTATATGACCAAGCAGGATTTGATAAAGCTAATACGGCCCAAACTACAGCAGCTGCAGCCTTTAATGCTGCAAACACCGCACAGACAACCGCAACGGCTGGTTTTACCGCAGCCAATACGGCTCAAACAACCGCATCTGCAGCCTTTAATGCTGCTAATACCGCACAGACAACTGCTACAAACGCATTATCAAATACTGTACAAGTACTTACAGTAAACTCTGCAACACGTATCGTAGTTGCTAACACAACTGCAACTACATCAAACGTAACTGGTGCATTAATTGTTACTGGTGGCGTTGGCGTTTCTGGTAATATCTACACCGGTAATCACGTAATTACTGGTACAGGTAACGGCATCACCTTTGTTGATGGTACTATACAAACAACAGCTGTTAATTCCACGTTTGTACAATCAGGATTTAATCAAGCAAATAGTGCTATACTTTCTGCTCAAGGTGCGTTTGAAAAAGGTAATACTGCAATTCTTTCGGCTCAAGGAGCTTTTAATTTAGCCAATACCTCAGCGCAACTTGCTTATTCAAATATTACAGTTAATGGTGTTTTAATATCAGCCGATGTTAAACAATCAAATTTAACATTAACGTCTGGTAATGGTGTTACTTTATTAGCAAATGCTGTTGTAGATAGCATTAATGTAGGTTTAACAACTACAGGCGTTAACGCAGGAACTTATGGTAGCGCAAATTCAGTTCCTATTATTACAATTGACACTCAAGGCAGAATTACATTTGCTAATGCTGTGTCTATAGGTTCTTCTTCAGGCGCCAGTGCAGGATATCCAAGGTCATCATTAACCACAGTTTATGGTACACTATCAAGTAAAGACTTACGAACAGGTCCTGATAATGTTACCGCAGAAACTCCTTTTGACCGGGCAGTAGATGCTTTTGGTGTTTTGATTACACCAGTTTATGACTGTATGGATCCAGTTGGTAGTTACGTCACATTTGACCTAAACACCTGATATAAATAGAGATAAAGAGAGAAATATATGCCAACAATTTTACAACTTAGACGAGGTAATACATCACAGACTACTGCGTTTACCGGTGCGTCTGGTGAGGTTAGCTACGATACTGACAAAAAGATTTTAGTTGCACACGATGGTTCAACTCCTGGTGGTGTGCCTTTAGCACGAGAAGCTCATTTAGCATCAGCATATGCTTTTGCAAATACAAGATTTGCTTCTGCTGGTGGTACAATCGATGGTAGCGTGGTTGTTACAGGCAATTTAACAATTACAGGCACAACCACAACTGTTTCAGCAAATAATTTATCTATTCAAGATAACATGATTTATCTGAATAATGGTCCCGGATCAAATACTTATCCTGATATAGGATTTGCAGCTAATTATAGTAACGGTGTATATCAACACATAGGTTTATTTCGTGACCAAACTGATGGTTTTTGGAAATTCTTTGATGGTTATAAACCAGAACCTGATGCGTCTATTTACATCGATACATCCAATTCGTCTTTTCGTTTAGCACCTCTTGCGGTTGCTTCTATTACTGCTGATACATCCAACGTTGGTACAGTTCAAACAGGCACATGGCAAGGCACTTCAATTTCAACAACTTATACTGATGCAAAAATTACTTCAGTTGGTGGCCAAACAGGCCCAATTTCAAATACTCAACTATTAAACTTTTTAATTGCAGTTGATGGTGTTGGCTCTGGTCTAGATGCTGACTTGTTAGACGGTCAAAGTGGTTCATATTACCAAGACGCAAATAATATAAATGCGGGAACTTTAAACGTTGCACGACTATCTACTTCTGGTGTTGCAAACGTAGGAACATTTAACCAAGTTAGGGTTGACCAGTATGGTCGTGTTGTTGCTGCTGCAAACGTGGTTTCTGGTACATCTTTGGTCAAACTTTACTACTACGGTTCATTCTAAGGGTATTATATGGCTGCGCCACAAACAAGAAAACAATTTAAAGAATATTGCTTACGTAGACTAGGTTGGCCAGTCATTGACATTAACGTTGATGATGACCAAGTAGAAGACCGTATTGATGATGCTTTAGCATTCTATTATGACTATCATTATGATGGTAGTGAAAGAATGTATATGAAACACAAGATTACTCAAGCAGACATAGACCGCCGATGGATTTATTGTCCTGATGCCGTAAATTCGGTTATTAGTGTGATGCCGTTTGATGCTTCGTCTTCTTCAGTAAACATGTTTGATTTGCGTTATCAATTACGTTTGCATGATTTATATGACTTTACTTCTGTATCATATGTGTCGTATGAAATTACAATGCAACACATTCAAACATTAAATTTGTTGTTTTCTGGTACTCCACAATTTAGATTTAATCGTAGACAAAACAGATTAATGCTTGATGTTGATTGGTCAAAAGATGTAAATTTGGGCGAATATGTTGTTATGGATTGTTACAGAAAATTACAACCTGACTTACGCACTCTTTCTGGCACCACACAATTAATAAGTGGTAACACAACAATTAATGGTACAAACACCAAGTTTGACCAAGAAATTCTTGAAGGAGATTTTGTTAACTTTGCAAGTCAGAGTTTGCAAGTCAAAAATATTTTATCACCAACACAATTAATTGTTACTAATGCTCCATCTTCAAATGGTTCTAATGTTGCTATGACTATAGATGGTATTTCTGAAGTTTGGGATGACCGTTGGTTAAAGAGATATGCTACTGAAAAAATTAAATACCAATGGGGTTCTAACCTAAGTAAGTTTGCCGGCGTTCAATTGCCAGGTGGTGTTACATTAGATGGCCCACGTATCATGCAAGAAGCGCATGATGAAATTGAAAAGATAGAAGAAGAAATGTACACTATGAGCAGTATGCCTAGTGAAATCTTTATTGGTTAATAAATGCCAACCAATCTATATTTTAATAATTTTCCTGCGAAACAAGTAACATCAGAACAACTTCTGATTGAAGACCTTGTTATTGAGTCTATGCAAATTCATGGCATGGATATATTTTATATGCCTAGAATGAATACGTCACAAGACGATTTGTTATATGGTGAGAATACAGTAAAAGAATACCGTAAAGCCTATCCATTGGAAATGTACCTTGAGAATGTTACAGGCATGGAAGGCGAACAAGATTTCATCTCTAAGTTTGGTTTAGAAATTAGAGATGAAATGACTTTACTGGTATCACGTAGAAGATTTGCTGCAACTGTGCCAACACAGATTCGACCAAATGAAGGTGATTTAATTTATGTTCCTTTGGTGCAAAATTTCTTTGAGATTACTTTTGTTGAACATGAAAATGACCAAGCAATGTTCTATACATTAGGTCGTGGCCGTGGCGGCAACGTTTATGTTTATTCATTAAAACTTAAACAATATGTGTTCTCTAATGAAATTATTGAAACTGGTATTGAACAAATTGATGTACAGATTACTGAGAGTTATCCAAAGATTCGTATATCACTAGATTCTGTATATGGTAAATTCATAAATGGTGAAATTGTATATGTGGGCAATTCATTAGCTAATGCAACAGCACAAGCTATTGTGTATGATTTCCAACCAAATTCTCATTTAGATGTGTATCGTGTTCATGGTACGTTTACATCTGGTTCAATTCGAGGTGTTGATTCGGGTACCACAGCAACAATATTGTTAGCATCTGATACTTACAATACAAATAATGTCTTTGAAGATATAGTTGATAATGCACGTATTGAAAGTGAGTCTGATGCAATTATTGATTGGACAGAAAAAAATCCATTTGGTGAGGCATAATGTTAGGCAATAATCATTTTAATAACCGAACAATTCGTAAGATTGTTGTTGCCTTTGGCACTTTGTTTAACGACATAATTACTGTTCGTTTTAACAAACAAGGACAAGAGCAAGATAGATTTAAAGTTCCTTTGACCTACGGTTCAAAAGAAAAATACATGACACGTATTTTGTCAGACCCAACTTTAACAAAATCTATTGCGACTACTGTTCCTAGAATATCTTTTAATCTTGAAGGTTTGTCTTATGACATTTCAAGAAAACAAGTAACAACATTACAAAATTTTAGTTATTCTACAACATCAGGTTTAAAAACTCAATATGCTCCTGTGCCGTATGATTTTAATTTTTCAATGTCTATCTACGTTAGAAATACGGAAGACGGCACACAAATTATAGAACAGATTCTACCGTTTTTTACTCCAGATTTTACAGTTACCGTGGACTTTATTGAAGAAATGGGTAAAAATTATGACATTCCAATCATACTAAACTCAGTAAGTACTTCTACTGAGTATGAAGGTGATATGGTATCTACTCGTTTGATTATTTGGGACTTAGATTTTACAGTTAAAGGCTATATTTTCCCACCAGTTAAGACCAATCAAAAAGGTTTAATTGGTGCTTGGAGTAATACAGCTAACGCATATGGTTCTGTAATCACTAACATATACACCGACAATCAACAAAAGACCGCACAAAAGGTTGCTGTTGATTATGCTAATGGTAATAATATATTTGTTACCGCAGAAACAATTAGAGTTGCTGACAAAGACACAACAGGCAAGGTAATTTATTTTGGTAATAATTCTTTAGGTATTTTGATTGTTGGAGAACTAAACAATCTACTTGAAGTCAATGATATTGTTGTTGGTGACTACTCTAATGCTGTATACAAAGTTAAAACATTAGATGAGAAACCTTTAAAATCGGTACAAATTGTTACTAAATCTGATCCATTAAATTCAAGACCAGATGATGAATTTGGATTTTCTGACACCATAACTGAATTTAAATGATGAATAATATAAATGAAAAATTATCAGAAATTTTTGACGTTGAACCAATTGAAATAAACAATCAAACAAAAGTCAACACAGAAGTTGTGGTTGTTGCCGAAACAAATACGTCTTTAGATTTGGTTGATTCTGATACTGAATTTGCCAGACAAAACATTAGAGAACTAATCAAAAAAGGTGGTTATGCTATTGACCAAATTCTTGAGGTTGCAAAGCAATCAGAACATCCAAGAGCATATGAGGTTGCCGCAGGATTTATAAAAAACATGGCAGACCTAAATAAGGACCTGTTAGAGTTACAAAAACGTAAAAAAGAATTACAGAGTGTTTCTGGTAAAGAATCTTCTAAAGATGTAAACATCGACAAAGCAGTTTTTGTAGGTTCAACCGCAGAACTGATGAAACTAATTAAAAATAAGGAATAAAATGGAAACATTAATTGAACAACTAAAAGTTATTTTAGGTACAAACTTTGCTTTGTATTTAAAGTCCCATAATTATCATTGGAATATTGAAGGTTCAAATTTTCCACAGTATCATTCTTTTCTTGAAGGATTTTATAATGATGTTTGGAATCAAACTGATGATATTGCAGAACATTTACGCCGATTAGATTCATATGCACCAGGTTCTATGCAAAGATTTTTGGAATTGGCAGATATTGAAGAAGCAGTTGATATTATTCCATCAGCACAATCTATGATGCAAAATTTAAAATATGATAATGACCGTTTTATTGTGCATCTTCGTGCGGGCATTGTTGCAGCTAATCAAGCAGATGAACCTGCTGTTGGTAATTTTTTACAAGACCTTCTTGGTGCTCACCAAAAGAAAGCATGGATGTTAAGAAGTATTACCAAATAAAATGTCCGATACAAGTTATCTTGGAAATGCCAATCTAAAAAAGATTGGCACAACTATATCATTTACTGAAGAACAAATACAAGAGTATTATAAATGTTCTGAAGATCCGGTTTATTTTATTGACAATTATTGTATGATTGTTACACTTGACCACGGTATTCAACCATTCAAGTTGTATGATTGTCAAAAAACAAAAATCAAATTAATCCACGATAACCGAAAGGTTATTCTTATGGAAGGTCGTCAGCAAGGAAAAACAACTTCTGCTGCGGCATATATTCTTTGGTATACAATATTTCAAGAATCTAAATCTGTAGCTATTCTCGCTAACAAATCAACTACTGCTCGTGAGATTATGTCACGTTATCAGTTGATGTATGAGTATCTACCAATTTGGATGCAACAAGGTATTAAAGTATGGAACAAAGGTGACGTTGAACTAGAAAACGGTTCAAAGGTCTTTACTTCTGCTACTACTGCTTCTGGTATTCGTGGTAAGTCTGTTAACATGTTGTATATTGACGAAGCCTCAATTATTCCAAACAATATTGCTGATGCGTTCTTTACTGCGGTTTATCCAGTTATTTCTGCTGGTCAAACCACAAAAATTCTAATTACTTCTACACCACTTGGTTATAACCATTTCTGGAAGTTTTGGAATGATGCAATGAACAAACGTAACGATTTTGTGCCTATGTTTATTCCTTATTGGGAGATTCCAGGCAGAGATGAGAAATGGGCAGACGAACAAAGACGCCAATTGGGCGACCTCAAGTACAATCAAGAGGTGCTCTGTAAGTTCTTAGGTTCTGCGCTGACACTCATCCGTTCAGACGTTATCGAACAAATGTCCTACGATGATCCAGTTTATTCCAAAGATGGTCTGGACATATATGAGATGGCTGAAAAAGGACATACATATGTTATAGTTGCCGATACTGCCAAAGGCGTTGGCGGCGACTATTCAGCTTTCGTTATTGTTGATGTTACCGAAGTGCCATATAAAATGATTGGCAAGTATAGAGACAATACAATTGCACCGATGTTATATCCATCGGTGATATATAGATTAGCTAAAGAATTCAATGATGCGTATGTCCTAATTGAAATCAATTCTTCCGAACAAGTGGCTCACATTCTTTATCACGAATATGAGTATGAGAATATATTGTTTGTTCAGAGAGATGCCAAAGGACAAAGAATTTCTGGTGGTTTTGCAGGTGCAGGAAAAACTCAACTAGGTGTAAATACCGATAAAAAGGTAAAACGCATGGGATGTTTCAACTTCAAGTCTTTGTTAGAAGAAAAGAAACTGTTAATTCCTGACTCTGATGTAATATCAGAAATTTCTACGTTTATTGAGAGTAAAGGTTCGTATGCGGCCGATGAAGGATACCATGACGATTTGGTCATGCCTTTAGTTCTGTTTGGTTGGCTAACATCTAATCCTTACTTTAAAGAAATCACGGATGTTAACCTTCGTGAGATTATGTACAGACAGAAGATTAAACAGATTGAAGAAGAAATGTTGCCTGTAGGTTTCATTAACGATGGCCAACAGGACGAAACGTTTGTAGATTCTGGTGATGTTTGGTCAAACAATAATTCAGAAGAAAAGACGCTTCCTCAAGGTTACTTATCATCGAGGTTGTAAAAATACTAAATAGAGAATCATATGAAAAGAATTGATTCTACATATAACTAAAGGAGAAATCCATGGCATTTCAGCTTTCACCTGGTATTAACGTATCCGAAGTAGACCTTACTTCCGTTGTACCTTCCGTTGCGTCCTCAACAGGCGCTTTTGCGGGAAAATTTGCCTGGGGTCCAGTAGACCAAGTAGTCACAGTATCCGATGAGGTTCGTTTAGCGAACCAATTTGGAGTTCCAACTGAAGACAACTACGAATACTGGTTCTCAGCTGCAAACTTCCTTGCTTATTCTAATAATCTTAAAGTAGTTCGTGCTGCGAATACTACATCATCATTAAACGCAACTTCTGCCAACTTAGGCATCTTAATTAAAAACGAAGATGACTACATTGACAACTTTTCTGGCGGCGCAAATACTTACGGTCGTTTTGCAGCAAAATATGCTGGCGATTTAGGTAATTCTATTCGTGTTGAAGTTGTTGACTCTAACACATATAACACTTGGACATATTCTGGTAGTTTTACTGATGCTCCAAGAACTTCTACATTCGTTTCTGCTTTAGGTGGTGCTAATGACGAAGTACACATTGTGGTTCTTGATGCTGGTGCTAAATTTACTGGCGTTGCAAATACAGTTTTAGAAAAATTTGCTTTTGTTTCTAAAGCATCTGATGCTAAAAATGCTGACGGTTCTACAAACTATTACAAAGATGTATTAAATAAACGTTCAAATTACGTTTGGCACATGTCACATCCAGATTCAACAAACTGGGGTAATACAGCTTCTAACACATCTTTTTCATTGTTATCTGCTAAAATAAATAGCCGATTATCTGCTGGTGCTGTAGGTACTGTAACATCTGGCGATATTCAAAGAGCATATAGTAAGTGTGCAAATCCAGACTCAATTGATATTTCATTAGTTATTTCTGGTCCTGCTACTGCAACAGTTGCTAATCACCTAATTGACAATATTGCTGGTGTACGTAAAGACTGTGTAGTATTTGTTTCTCCATTAAAAACAAACGTTGTTGACAATTCTGGTACAGAAACTACAGACATTCTTTCTTATCGTGCTACAATTAATTCTTCTGATTATGCCGTTATGGATTCAGGTTGGAAATACCAATATGACAAGTACAATGACGAATATCGTTGGGTTCCATTAAATGGTGATATAGCTGGTTTGTGTGCTCGTACTGACTTAGAACGTGATCCATGGTTCTCACCTGCTGGTTCAAACCGTGGTCAAATTAAAAATCTTGTTAAATTAGCATGGAATCCTACTAAGGCTGACCGTGATTCTTTATACACTAAAGGTATTAACCCAGTTGTTACATTCCAAGGTGAAGGTACAATCTTGTTTGGTGATAAAACATTGTTAACTCGTCCAACAGCGTTTGACCATATCAACGTTCGTAGATTGTTTATCACGTTAGAAAAGGCAATTGCTAAAGCTGCTCGCGGTTCAATGTTTGAATTCAATGACCAATTTACACGTGCTCAGTTTGTTAACTTAGTTGAACCGTTCTTACGTGATGTTCAAGGTCGCCGTGGTATTACCGACTTCCGTGTTGTTTGTGATGAAAGAAATAATACTGCTGAAGTTATTGACCGTAACGAATTTGTTGGTGATATTTACATCAAGCCTTCTCGTTCTGTCAACTTTATTCAGTTGAATTTTGTTGCTGTACGTTCTGGCGTGACCTTCGATGAAATCGTTGGCCGTCAAGTATAAATAAGAATACAGGAGAAATTAAATGGCTTTTAACGTAAATGAATTTAGATCCCAATTGGTTGGTGACGGCGCACGTCCTAATCTATTCGAGGTCTCTATGCCTTTCCCTGCGTTCGCTTTACCAGAGAACGCACAGCAAAAACTTACATTCATGTGTAAGACTGCTCAACTACCAGGTGCAACATTAGGTGTTGTTCCTGTTCAATACTTCGGTCGTGAATTGAAGTTTGTGGGTAACAGAACATTCCAAGACTGGACAATTACAGTTATTAACGATGAAGATTTCGTTGTTCGTAACGCATTTGAACGTTGGATGGCTGGTATCAATTCCCATGCACTAAATATTCGTAACCCAGCTGCTTTGAATCCTACAAGTTATACTGTTGACGGTTCCGTTACACAGTTTGCTAAAGGTGGTAAAGCATTGAAGAAGTATAAGTTTGTTGGTTTATTCCCAACAGATGTAACTCCAATCGATGTAGATTGGGGTTCAAATGATACTATTGAGGAATTTTCTGTAACGTTGTCCTACCAATGGTGGGAATCAACAGATTCAGGTGTGGTTTAAAGGGAAGGGCTTTGGCCCTTTCTCTATTAATTTTTAGGATGATAACTCAATGGCGATAAATTTATTTGGTTTTACCATAGGTCGTAAAGACGTTGTTCAGGCACAACCGCCTGAGGAACGTTCTTTTGCTTTACCTAATGCAGCCATCGATGATGGTGCGGTAAACATAACTCAAAATGCTCACTATGGTACATATGTTGACCTAGAGGGCTCGGTTCGTAACGAGCTGGAACTAATCACACGATACCGTGAAATGGCAAATCATCCTGAATTGGAAGCTGCTATTGACGATATTGTAAACGAAGCTATTACGCACGATGAATCTGGTAAAGTTGTTCAACTTAATATGGACAACCTCAAACAACCAGAGTCTATTAAAAAGAAAATTGCAGAAGAATTTGCAAACGTTCAAAGAATGTTAAATTTTAACAGTCTTGCAGATGACCTTTTCAAACGTTGGTACATTGATGGTAGAATTTACTTTCACATCATTGTAAACGAAAGTAACCCTAAAGAGGGTATTAAAGAATTAAGATATATTGACCCACGTAAAATCCGTAAGGTGCGTGAGATTAATAAAGAGCGTGACACTAAAACTGGTGCTAACGTAATCAAGTCAATTGCTGAGTACTATGTTTATAATGACCGTGGCACAACAACTCAAACTTATACGGCAGGTACTAATCAAGGCCTTCGTATTGCACCAGACTCCGTTATTAACGTTAACTCTGGTTTGATGGATGCTAAAAACACATTCGTCATTTCTTATCTACATAAAGCAATTAAACCACTCAATCAACTTAGAATGATTGAAGATGCGGTTGTTATTTACCGTTTATCAAGAGCGCCAGAACGCCGTGTATTTTATATTGATGTAGGTAACTTACCAAAAGGTAAAGCAGAACAATATCTACGTGACATTATGGTTAAGTATCGTAACAAGATGGTTTACGATGCAAACACTGGCGAATTACGTGATGACCGTAAACACATGTCAATGTTGGAAGATTTTTGGTTGCCTCGCCGTGAAGGTGGTAAAGGTACAGAGATTACAACATTACCAGCAGGCCAAAACCTTGGACAAATTGAAGACGTTGATTACTTTAAAAAGAAATTACTTCAGTCTTTAAATGTTCCTTATTCACGTTTAGACAATACTCAAGGTGGCGGATTTGCTTCTCTTGGCCGTTCTACTGAAATTACTCGTGACGAATTAAAATTTGCTAAATTTGTTACAAGAGTTCGTAATAAGTTTTCTCAACTATTTGACCATGCTCTTAAAGTACAGTTATCACTTAAAGGTGTTTGTTCTGTAGAAGAATGGGATAGATTTAAAGAAGACGTTTATTACGAATATACTAAAGATAATAACTTTACTGAACTTCGTGAATCAGAATTGTTACGTGAAAGAGTGCAGACTCTACAAATGTTGGATCCATACATTGGTAAATATTTCTCTCAAACATGGGCTAAGAAGAATGTTCTTCATATGACCGATGAGGAGATTGAAGAAATGGCAACTGAAATGGAAGAAGATGGTTCTTCTGAAATGTTCCAACAAATGCAAGATGCACAGAACCCACAACAAGGTCCAGAACCTGTTGATAACACTATTGAAAATGTCCCTACAGAATCGCCTACACCTCAGTTAGACGCTGCAGTAGAAAAAAATTCTTTGGGCATAAATAAATAAAAAAGGATATACTATGTCAAACACTAGACAATTTATTGACCAACTTGCATCAGGCGAATCAGCTGCTGCAAAAGAAACATTAGAAAATGCTTTAACTGCTAAGTCATTTGAAGCATTAGAATCTTATAAAAAAGAAATGTCTGCCGGTATTTTTGGTGGACAAACAGAAGTTAAAACAGAAGTCGAGACCGAAACAGTAGAATGAAATCTCTATCAAAGTTTAAGCAAGAACCAACAGTAATTCTTGAAGAAGAAAAAACGGACTATTCCAAGTTCGATATGTTGGTTCGTGCTGGTTTAGCAAACAAAGCACAGATTCAAAGGCTACACGTAATTCTTGATAAAATGCAAGAAGAGCGTCCAGTCTTTAGTAATGCTGACCGTGCTATTATGCAAAACCTTTTTAACAAAATGGTAGATTTAATTTCTAATAACAAACAGTTATTCCAACAAACACGCCGATTAGTGCGTGAAGAATTAGAAGAAGGTGTTAAAGATTCTTCCGATTTTAAAGTGGTAACTGATGCAAACGGTAATCAAAGAAAAGTTAAAGCTCATAGAGTAGTAATGACTAAAGACTATTCTAATGATACAGTCAAAGAAGAAACATTGGACGAAAGCATTTTACAGAAAGACCCTCCTGCGGTTCTTGTTTTAAGACGTAAAAATATTCGTTCTTTTTCAAACGACACTTATATTGCCCTTTATTATAACGATAAACTAAATAAGTATTTCTCAATACCTTATTCTACAAATTCTGATATTAATTCTCCTATTCAAGCAGAAGAAGTTCAAATTGATGAAGCAAAGATTAATGGTATTGACCAGTTAAAAAAGATAAGAGATAGTAAACAACATGGTACTGTAAATCACCTCGATGGTTCTGCCTCAAAGGTTGATGGTTTTACAGCTAGTGCTATTCTTCAAGTACATGATAAATTGAATGATGAGAATAAAAAGAAGATAGCTAATATGGTAAGTAATTCACATTACCACCTATCTAAAGTTGCTAACTTTGCTTTCAGTAAATCTAAATGAACTTTATTCAAAAGATACTTGAAAACAAATTAGACGAAGCTAAAGATGCTTTGTTTGAGCGTTTGAATCAAATTACAAAACAACGTTTGGTTGAGGCTAAACGTTATGTAGCAGAAGATTCTTTTGAGTTTGTTGAAGAGCTGGATGAAGCAGTAAAACGTAATCCAAATATCGTTAAACAAGGTCGTATTCAAAAGATTCGCCGAAGAATTAGACGTAATGCAAAAGGACGTATTATTGTTCAAAAGAATGTTAAGCGTTCAGCAATTAAAGGTTTTAGAGTTTCAGGTAATACAGTTAAACGTATACCTGCAATGGAAAGAATTAAAAAAGCACGTTTATTAAAACGTTCTTGGAAAACAACTAGAAAATCTAAGCTGCGCCGTACACTTATGAAACGTAAAATGTCTATGCGTAGAAGAACATCAATGGGATTAAAATAAAATGGCATACGAAGTAATTAATACTAAACGCTCATCTTCAATTGTTAGAATTGTTGATACTGGTGCAACCATATCACTTGCAAACTTATCATACGAAGCTAATGAGACAGTTACATCAGCAAGTATTCGTAAAATGGCTTGGTCTACAAATGGTAATATTCAAATTACTCGTAATGGTGTTAATTTGTTTTCATTACATAATGCAGGCCAAATTCAGTTTGATGAATTTAATCATGCTGTTTCTAACAACAACACACAAAGTATTGTTGTTACTATTAACACTGGTGGTTTTTTAGTACTTGAATTAACTAAAGAAGCAACTTACACTACACCTTTAGTAGGAATGTAAAATGAAACTAATTAGAGAAACGGTTGAGAACGTAAAATATCTCACAGAAGCTTCCGAAAACGGCAAGAAACACCTCTTTATTGAAGGTACATTTCTTGTTGGCGATAAAGTAAATCGCAACAATCGTATGTACAAAATGGACACGCTTCGTAAAGAAGTTGCCCGATACAACGAAGAATATATCAAAACTAACCGAGCACTTGGT